GAGTGCCGGGCGACGCTGGCGCTGCTGATGCCGAAGGACTCTAAGGCCGCCGATGCCGACCTCACGGGGCTTTTCGCCGCCTTGCAGGCCTAGGTTCGCGACCGCCCCGGTGCCGGGGCGCGTGAATCTCGCGGAGGGCATCGCGAGGACCGCGGTCGTCCTCGGCTTTAAGACGTCGCTCGGCCCTGGCCTTATGCCGTGGCAGCACGAGGCGAATCAGCTGGTCACGGAGCTGGACGGTTCCGGGCGGCTGGCGCACCGCCAGGTGGTCCTGGAGGTGATGCGCCAGCAGGGCAAGTCGGTTGACTTGCTGAGCATCATGGTCGCGCGGGCGCTGCGGCGGCCTGACATGCAGATCGCTTATGCGGCGCAGTCGGGCAAGGAGGCGCGGCACCGCCTGCTCGACGTCTGGTGGCCGCGTATCGCGGCGAGCAAGCTGAGGCCGTTCATCGATATCCGCAAGGGCAGTGGCAGTGAGGCGCTGCTGTTCGCGAACGGGTCGATGCTGAGCCTGGTGACGGCTGAGGAGACGTCGGCGCACGGGGACAACCTGGACCTGGGCGTCATTGACGAGGCGTGGGCGCAGCGTGATGACCGGCTGGAGCAGGCGATGCGCCCGGCGATGATGACGCGGGACGCGCAGCTGCTGATCGTGTCGGCGGCGGGGAACGAGAAGTCGGAGTACTTCCGGCGGAAGGTCTTCGAGGCCCGGGAAAAGCTGGAGGCGGGCGAGCCGGGCGGCTGCTACATCGGCTACAGCGCGCCTGATGACGCTGATCCTGGTGATCCGGTGACCTGGCGGGGGTGCATGCCCGCGCTGGGGATCACGGTGTCGGAGGAGACGGTCGCGACGGACTACCAGGACATGGAAGAAAGCGAGTTCAGAAGAGCTTATTTGTGTCAATGGCCCGAGGTCGCGAAGCCTGGCTGGGGCGTGATCGGGCAGGACGCATGGTCGGCGGCGGCCGCCAGGGAGGCATCGTGACGCTAGAGCATGACTTCGACGCTGACGCCCTGTACATCAGGCTCACTGACGGCACCGTCGCGCGCACGCTGGAGGTTGACTCCGATCCGTGCACAATGGTGGACCTTGACGGCGACGGGAACCTGATCGGCATCGAGGTCATCGACCCTGATCGTCCGTGGCCGCTGTGGAAGATCATGAAGAGCTACGACTTCAGCGATGCTGACGCCGCGATGCTGATGGCCACCTATCCGCCTAACGCGCGAGTGCTCCGGTGACCTCCGAGCTGGCGCTGGGCGCGGCGATCAGCGAGGACCGCCAGCACGCGTCCGTAGTGGTCGCTAAGCGGGCCGCGTCGGGGAAAGTGCTGGTTGACCTGCGGTTCTACGACTCCCCGCGCCTGGTGATCGCGTGGCTGTCCGGGGCGTACGCGTTCTGCGATGACATCGTGTCGCTGACCGTGAACCCGAAGTCCCAGTCGGGGACGCTGATCGAGCCTTTGAAGGCGGCGGGGATCATCGCCGTGGAGCCGACCGCCGAGGAGGTCGCGGTTGCGCACGGGGAGTTCCTGGACCTGGTGCCGGGGGGCCTTGAGCACCTGGACCAGAAGCCGCTGACGGACGCTGTGCGGGCGGGGCAGCAGCGGCCGCTGTCGGGGGCGAAGGCGTGGGACCCGCGCGTGACGGTGGATCAGGGGCCGCTGGTGGCGGCGACCCTGGCGGCGTGGCAGTTGCTGCGGCATGAGGAGCTGTCGTCACCGGGCGCGTGGACGATCTAGGCCCCGTGGCGCGGGTCGCAGTTGCCTTTGGGTCAGACGGGCGATGGTTTTGCACCTGCCCTGATCCGGCGACTCGGCTTCGATCTTCCGGCCCGGCCCCGCGCGCCACGGATGTTCCGACGATACATGAGGGAGGGTCGCCCGTGGATGGCGTGAGGCTGGCCGGGGTGACGGTGCGCGCCCACTTGCGGGCGTGGCGCCTGCACGGGCGGGCGCTGGCGTCCCGTGCCCGCCAGGCGCGGCAGCAGCTGACCTCTGCCGCCTTGATGGTCGCGGGCATCGGCGGGCTCCTGGGGTTCTCATCGCTGGTGGGCCTGTGGTGCCTCGGGCTGAC